CGCCCGATGGCGTTGTCGCGTTCGACAACGTGATGCAGGACGAGGGCGTTCGCACGCCGCGCAAATCGCATCAGGGCAACGGCAACGCGCCCGCGCAGGGCAAGCGCACGCCGAACGCGAAGGCGACGACGAAGGCACGCAAGCGCGCACGGCGCGCGAAGGCATCGGCGTAATCATCGCAAGGGCGCACACAATCGGCAACACGTGTGCGCCCCTCGATGGTTCATGTTGACAACGACGACAACGGAGGAGGCATCATGGCATCGTGGGGAACGGACAAGGCACGCGTGTACGTTGTCCTAAACGACAACACGCACACGCGGCGGCGGCGCATCGCGGTTGGGGTCATCATCGCGGTCGTGCTGTTCGCGGCGACGTTCATCGGTGGGCGTCACGTCGCGCACGCCGAGGGGTATTCGCAGGATTACGTCGAGCAGCGAGGTTCAACGGCGACGCGGTGCGCGGTTGTTGACGTACATGCAAACAAGGTCGTTATGGTCAAGCAGGGCGCCGGCGATACGATCATCAGGGTTGTTGCGTACGTTGACAACGGCGACAACATCGAATGGGAGGGGCACGTGTGGCGGTTTGCGCGTCGCCTCGTCACACAGGGCATCGGCACGGGTTTGCGAAGGGCGTGTCGGTGATGGGCACGGTCAACGTTTCAAACGGGGACATAATTCGCGTTCGACGTTTCGGCGTGGATCATGAATTTCAGGTTGAATTTTCGGGGGACGATAAAACGGGGGAAATCAATTTTGTACGCCCGGTTTACATGTGTCGAGCGTGCGAGGAAAATCAGGTTGACGAACCCGACAACATGCCGTATTGCCCCCGGTGTTTGATGGACGCGCAATTGTTCGCCGTATTACGTCGCATCGTTGACAACAATGTACCCGTGGCGCGTGTGCTTGAATGGGACGAAGAAAACATGCGCGGGGCACGAATTCGCGGTGAGCAATACATCGACATTGAATCATCGGCAATGGATTGGATTGCCGCAATGTCCCCCGACGAATTCAGGGATGAATTCGCCTCGTGCATTGCACGTTCGTTGCCCTCATACATGCGGGATGCCGTAGCCCCAAAACTCACCTAAACAATACAACACACGGCATGATAACGGCACCGATATGTTCGGTGTCGTTGTCGTTGCTGAATATAAATTCAATGCCCCCGACTGCCCCCTCCCTTTCTTCTTTAAAAGCATGACTCCGTTTACACATATGAATACATCGCCCCCGCTGAATTCCTCTAAAAAATTTGAAGCTTTATTCCCTTCGTCCATTTCGCGTTGTCATACATGCAAACGGAGGTTAAAGGCAGGGGTAATAGGGGAGGGGGTAATCCGGCCTAGGATCTCGCCGGGGAAGAGGGGGAAGGCTCTCTTCTCAGCACTGTGCTTTAGGCATTGGGTGGTTGATTTCCCTGGAAATACTGTGATAATGTGCAGACGCGCGTTCGACCTCCCCATAATCGCACGCGCCCTCGAGGCATAGGGGCTGTGACACCGCAGCACGGCCCCTATCCTCTCTCTCTCTCTCTCTCGGGGACCTCATTAGAGGCGCACGTGCGGAGGTCTTGCATCTCCAGCAGCCTCATCCCGCTACAAAACGTGCAGTCGAAGCGGGGAGAAGCCCGGATCGCTCAGAATCGCGCGGTGCTTCCGCAGAAGCCGGGTACAGCAAGAAAGGGCCTCCTAACCGGGGGCCTTTTCTTTGGTCTCTTCTACTGCTTGTTTCACCCTGTATACTCATCTCGCAAATCAGGAGGTGTGGTGTGCCAGAGGTTACAGGTGGGGCAACAGTCGTAGCGCCAGGCGCAGGAGCTGCTGTGTTGACAATCGCGGCTGCATCGATTCCTGCGGGTACGTACAGGGTCCAGGTGTCTGCGTACGTGTCGAATAACGCTGTCGCAGATGTCGGGAACATGAAACTTCAGAGAGGGGGAGTTGACCTCGTCAATCCACTTCCCCACGGTGTCAATGGGCAGGCGATCCAGAACCAGTACGACGAGGTTGCGTTCGACGGGTCACAGAACCTGACAGTGAACGCAATCGGGGCAGGCACGGCTGCAATCGAATACTTCGCGTCCGTTGAGCTCTATCGAACGGCGTAAACGAGAGGATGAGCGGGCGGCAGATGGGACCCGCATGGGAGGCCGTGCGCATTTGCAGGGAATGGAACCGAAGTGGAAGAAGAAGGGGGTTCTGTTCAAGTCTGTGATGCTCGCAAGACAGGGGATGTCACGGACGCAGATCTCGAAGAGGTTGGGTCTATCTGCAGATACGATCTTCGTGTGGATCGCGAAGGCACGGCAGGGGGAAGAGCCAACTCTCGTCCGCTGGTTGGCACTGCTTGAACGGGCAGAGGCTGTCTATGAGGCGGGGATGGTCGACAAGATCACGGAGACTGCGCGTTCGACGCAACCGAACACGTGGCAGGCTGCCGCATGGATGCTCGAAAGGCGTGACCCTGAGTCCTGGGGTAGGAGAGATCGCACAGATGTCAAGGTTAACTCGGATAAACCACTCGTACAGGTGAATCAGCTTGTCCTTACAGACCCAGAAACCAGAGCAGCCTCAAGAGATTTCCTCCGAAGAGTCACGAGCGATAGCCCAGACATCACCATCGGGCCTGGCGTACGTGACGACGAGGAGGAACGCTCCGGGGAGTAGGTGGATTCATGCTCGGCACGTTGACTATTTAGACGAAAAGCTCGTCAATCTCGCCTCTGGGATGTACAAAGAGGAGGGGTATTTCGGGCTGATTGTCGAGGAACCTCCACGGCACGGGAAGTCTGAGCTGTGCTCTCACTACTTTCCAACGTGGTACCTCGGTGCGCGGCCAGATGATCGCATCATTCTCATCTCCTACGAGGAGACGTTCGCTGCAACCTGGGGGAGGAAGGTGCGTGATACAACGGAGGAGTGGGGGCCTGACCTGTATGGGATCACGGTTGACCCAAAAAATAGGTCTGCGGGGTCATGGAACATCGCGCAGCACCGTGGTGGGATGTACACAGCGGGTGCTCTTGGGTCTGTCACGGGGCGAGGGGCGAATGTCTTTGTCGTGGATGACCCGATTAAGAACTACGTCGAGGCGCAATCGCCTACTCTCCGTGACCGTACCTGGCATAACTGGAAGCAGACGTTGCGCACCCGTGCAGAACCTGGGTGTATCGCCCTTGTTATCGGTACGAGGTGGCACGAGGACGATCTGATCGGTCGGCTTCTGCAGGAGATGCACGAGGATCCCCTCGCGGATCAGTGGATTGTCGTGCGTCTGCCGGCAGTTGCGGAGGAACCTGATGAGGATTACCCAGAACCTGACCCTCTAGGCAGGGAAATCGGGGAGCCCCTGTTTCCAGAACGGTGGCCTGTCGAGTTGCTGCAGCCGCACATGAGCAACTTGATGACTTGGAACGCTCTCTACCAGCAGCGCCCGGCTCCTGCAGAGGGAGCGATGTTCAAGGAGGATTGGTTCGAGATCGTGCCCATGCCTTCGGGGAAGTTCAAGAGAGTGATCCGATTCTTCGACACAGCTGCGTCTGACCCTGACGAGTTTGAGGACCCAGACTGGACAGTCGGTCTACTTTTGGGGGAGCATGAGGACGGGTTATACTACGTCCTTGACGTTCAGAGGTTCCGCAAGGAGGCTGGGAAGTTTGAGAAGGAGCTGCGCAAGATCATCTCTCGAGATCGTCTTGGAACCCGGTTCCGAATGGCACAGGAACCTGGATCTCAGGGTAAACTCTACATCCGATCAGTTGCTAAGTCGGTTTTTAGAGGGAGACCCTTCCGAGGCGTCAAAGAGACGGGTACGAAGATGCTCCGCGCAGAGACGTGTGCAGATGCAGCGGAGAGAGGGGAGATCAAGCTCCTTCGAGGTGCATGGAACAGAGAGTTCCTCAGAGAGGTAAGGCGCTTCCCGTTCGGAACCCATGATGACCAGGTTGACGCGTTGTCCGGTGCATACCAAGAGCTGACGAAACGAGGAAGGACAATGACTACATGGTAGATGACCTTACCTGGGCGCATGAGGCGTTCAAGCGTGACCGTCGCCGCAACTACTACAAGGTGTGCGCGAACTACTACGAAGGGGTCACGCCGATGACTTTCGCCACTGAGAAGTTCCAGTCTCTCTTCTTCCAGGTGTTCGGTCACTACAGAGAGAACCTCTGTGCCCCTGTAGTCGACTCGTTGCGCGACAGGCTGAGGATCACTGGGTTCAAGTCATCTGAGGCTGAGATTGAGGTCCAGAACCAGACATCTCCTGCAGGGATGCAGTTCCAGACCCGGAAACTCGATGACCCCGAAGGCACACGCGCCTGGGACCTGTGGACAGACAGCAGAATGGACCTGCGCTCCGTTGAGGTGCATGAAGAGGCACTGAAATGTGGAGACGGTTACGTCATTGTCTGGTTGAACGACGAAGGGAAGGTAGACATCGTGTCTCAGTACGCGGATGAGATGCGTGTCGAGTACGCGTCGAACAACTCGAAGAAGCTTAACCGCGCTGCGAAGATGTGGTGGGAGAATGAGGAAAAGGTGTGGAGGTTGAACATCTACACGCCGTTCCTCATCAAGAAGTACGTCTCCCGGGGAAGTAACTCGTACGATATGCCCCAGAACGTGCAGGGGTGGAGGGTGTATGAGCCGATGCTCGAAAATCCTTTCGAGATCGTACCTGTCTTCCACTTCCCGAACAGGACAGAGGGTTGTTATGGGGTATCTGAGATTTACGACGTCCGCTACATCCAGGATGCCCTCAACAAATCCGTAATTGACATGCTCGTAGCGATGGAGTTCGCTGCGTACAAACAAAGGTGGGTGGTCGGCTTTGAACCCGAACTTGACCCTGACACGGGGGAACCCGTCGACCAGAACGTGCGCAATTACGGTGCAGACAGGATGCAGGCGTTTCCGGATCCAGAAACAAAGGTGGGTCAGTTTGACGCTACTGATCTCAACCAGTTCCTGAAGGTCGGTGACAAGTTCTGGCAGTCGGCCTCACGCGTGACAGGCACACCTCTGCATTACTTCTTCATCACGCAGGGCGACTTCCCATCTGGCGAGGCGATCAAGTCAGCAGAAGGGAGATTCATCACGAAGATCTCTAATCGCCAGGTTGGGTGGGGAAACATCTGGGAAGACGTAATGACGTTCGCTATGCGCCTCGATTCGGGTGTGCAGGAAGATCTCATCCTCAACTCCCTCTGGCGGGATGCGACCCCGAGGTCAGAAGCGGAACTCGCTGACACTGCAGTGAAGAAGAAGGCAGTTGGGGTACCGCGGTCGCAGATCCTGCGTGAACTCGGGTACTCGGAGGAGGAGATCGTTCAGTTTATCGCAGAGGCAGATTCTGAGGCGCAGGTGAAGGCGAAACAGGAGGCTGAACTGGCCCAGCAGATGAGGCCTACACCAACTGGTGACCAAGGACGGTCGAGACAGGGCGTACCGAGCTAAGGAGGATAGGTAGTGGCTGCATACAACAAGCACAACGATTTTGTGGAGCAGTTGGGTCTCGCGAAGCACAACTGCAACACGGATACCTTCAAAGTCCTGCTGACGAACACAGCGCCGACTGCAGCGAACACAATCAAGTCGGACCTGACTGAGATCTCGGCAGGCAACGGGTACACGGCAGGTGGAGAGGACACGCAGAACACGTGGGCTGAGGCTTCAGGTACGGCAACCTGCACAGGTACGAAGGTCGTGTGGACTGCTGCAGGCGGCACTATCGGGCCGTTCCGCTACGTCGATATGTACAACGACACGCAGACGTCTCCTGCAGACCCACTGATCGCATGGTGGGATTACGGGTCTGCGATCACGCTGCAGATCGGAGAGACGTTCTCGTGGAAGCCGAACAACTCTGACACCACGGGCTCGATCTTCACCCTCGCGTAATGGACGAAGCTAACGAGACAACAATCGTCGCAGGCAACCTCATCTTCGTCTGCTGCTCGAAGCCTGAGAATCTCGACAGGGTGGAAAAGCTGACGGAGAGTCTCACTGTCCGCTATTGCAGAGTGTGCGGGCGTAGGCACTTCGAGGGGAACGCAGAACCAGGTGTGTACAATTCGCGGGGGACTGCTCTGTGAAGAAGATCCTCTCCATCTTTGCACTCGTTGTTCTTCTCGTCTGTGGCATCTCTGTAGGAGTACTTGCTGCAGGTGGCACTGTGTTTTCGTTTACGTTCACGGACTCGAACCGGACGGTAACAGTTCCAGCGAAAACGTACACCTCAGCGACCAAGGTCAAGACGTTCACAGCACCTGCGCAGACGTACACGTTTGCGGGGCAGACGCATTCTGTCACGACAACGGTTCCAGACACAACGACAGCAGGCACGACGACCTCACAGATCGAGCCTGCCCCTATCGCAGGTCAAGGCTATGCGAAGGTGTTTGCAGACGAGTTCGATGGCACGGCGCTCGATACCACTGTTTGGAGCCCGAAGGAGTTCTGGGAGGATGAGCCTCGTCCTGGTGCTGTTGTTGTCTCAAATGGCACTGTGAAAATCTCAAACGCACGACCTTACTACGGAGACCAGTCGATCTCGACGGGACCTTACTGGGGTCTTGAGACAGCGAAGAAGTCCTGGATGTTCGGGTATTTCGAGGCACGGATGAAGTTCACAGACGCGAAGGGGTCATGGCCTGCGTTCTGGCTCCTCGCGCGTCAGCAGGCTGAGTGGCCTAATTACCCGTCCTGCACAGGTCGAGATCTCAACTTTGAACTGGACATCATGGAGTACCAGGGCGACGAGAGGACGCAGTTCTATGGGACGCAGCATCGGAACACGGGGGATGTCTGCGGGACGCCTGACACCACAAGGTCTGTCTTCACGAACCCTGGAATCCTTGCAGGTACGTGGCATACATTCTCTGTGAAGTGGACGGCTACTGACGTGACGTGGTACGTAGACGACGTACAGCAGGGCGCTCCGCAACCACTCTTCGACTCAGGCGACCAACAGATGGTCATGTCCCTGACGATGCAGGCCTGCGGCTGGGACTCTACGAACTCATGTGATGCCTCGACGCCAGATCCCCTCGTAACTGAGGTCGACTGGGTGCGGGTATGGCAGAAATAGATGACATGGACTGTCGACCAGGCGTCTCTTGGCCCTCGAGCTATCGAGGCAGGTTATGGAGATACATCCATGACCTTTACGTCAAATGTGGCGGTAGCTGCAGGAGCCTGGGCCATCATGCCAGCAGCATGGTTCTTTTCAGACACGTTAACCTCGGTAACGGACAACGGGCCAGGACTGACTTGGGCGCGCACACAGGTACGCCCAGACGCCACACAGGATCTTCGCCTCGCGTTCGCGTACGCCTACGCTCCTGCGGGCATTTCTTCAGGCACTATCTGGACGTTCACCTGGACAGGGGGCGACGTTGGCAACAAGGTGGCTGGAGGCTACTCGTTCCTCGGGGGCGACGCTTCCTCCTTCGATGCAGTCGTCACCTCTGCAACTGGTACAGGAACAGGCTGGTCGATCTCCTACACAACCGGTTTCGACAACGAGCTGGTAGTCGTCAACTCTTTCGCAGGCAACGGTCCAGGGAACACGATCACCTCTCCCTCTGTCGAGGACTGGGAGCAGGCTTCATCTGGCTCAACCATCGTTGCCTCTCACAGGATCGCAGGGGCAGCTGGTTCTGCAAGTGTGGCTGGAACGTGGGCATTTTCTGACTTCTGGGGCGCGTACGGCTTGAAGTTCAAGGAGGCAGCTGTAGCAGGTATCCCGTATGTTGAAGTCGACTACTCTCAATTTCCGAAATCTCCAATTAGGCAGGGGGTGTACAGGTGATTAATCTGATTGGTCACGCTACCACACCAGATGAACTTGAAGTCATCACAGGTGCGGCAGCGACGATTGATGTCCATGTGTCGCATGTGGATGCCTCGGATGCTGCCCCTCCTGTTCCTGAGAATCCGGACGCGACTCCGACGCTCATCACCACTGCGACGACGACAGTTATCTGCACAGCACCGACGAGTGCCTCGAAGGTGAGGAACGTCAAAGGGATGACAATCCGTAACCGTGACGCTTCCCTCTCTTGCCAGGTCACTGTGCAGATCGACGCGAACTCGTTTGGCGCAAACGTCATCCAGTTGCACTCAGCGAACCTTGCGCCTGGAGAGTGTCTTGAGTACATCGAAGGTGTCGGTTTCTTCAAACTCGCAGCATCTCCGTCTGCACCTATCGGGACGAGTTTCCTCGTCACTCCTCCTGCAGCAGGCTTTGCGTCAGACACCTACCTTGCGAACACGGCACTCCCGCTGACTGGGATCGGGGCCCTGCGGATCGGGCGCACCTTCCACTGGCGCCTCATGATCTCGAAGACGGCAGCAGGTACTGCAACTCCGATCTTGACTGTGCGCGTCGGGACTGCAGGTACGACAGCAGACACTGCACGTCTGACCTTCACCTGGGGTGCGGGTACAGCAGCGGCGGATCGAGGTGAGATCGAACTTGACGTGAAGTTCACGGCCATCGGAGCGTCTGCTGTCCTGAGGGGCAAGGCGAACTGGACAACGAACCTGCAGACGACAGGCCTCACGAACGCAGTGAAGGCTCTGACCGTGACGAGTGCAGCGTTTGACGCTACAACAGCAGGACTCCTCATCGGGTTGAGCTACAACGGCGGAACCTCGGCAGTTCACACCTACGAGGATATGAACGCCACTACTGAAGATCTGTAATGGCTGTCGGGTTATTCGATCCAGAACTCACTGGGAGTGGCTGGTTTGATGAAACCCTCGATAGCAGTGGTTGGTTTGACGAAGACCTTGTAGGACCTACTGCAGCTGCCTACACGCTCGATGCACAACCTGGTTCGTATGCTGTCAGTGGTGTAGCTGCATCACTTGTCAGGGGACTCATGGTGAACGCTGTGCCTGGGTCCTATGGAGTCACAGGTCTCGCTGCAACACTCGCACGCGGCCTTGTCGTTAACGCTGTTCCTGGCACCTACGCAGTCACGGGGGTTGCTGCGACCCTTGCACGTGGGTACTTCATCAATGCCCAGTCAGGTAACTACGTTGTCACAGGGTTTGTTGCAGATCTCAAGCCGCCTTACTTCCTCGATGCTCAGCCTGGAACCTACGCAGTGTCTGGTGTTGCTGCTTCTGTTGTTTCGGGTAAGGTCGTCAACGCAGCACCTGGTGTCTACGCAGTAACAGGCACACAGGCGGGATTGGTCGTCGGGCGCGTTCTGACCGCAGATCCGGGAGCGTACGCGTTGACGGGCGCTGCTGCGATCCTTGCACGAGGACTGTTCATCAATGCAGCACCTGGGGTGTACGTCGTGACAGGAGTAGCTGCATCTCTTCTGACCGCTAGGATGCTCAATGCGCAGCCTGGCGTCTACGTGATCTCTGGAGTAGATGCGACACTCGTTTACTCGCAGGCAGCGATCAACTACATCCTCGACGCTCAGCCTGGTGCCTACGGGGTCACGGGAGTTGCAGCAGGAGTACTTGCAGCGAGGCTCCTCAACGCACAACCAGGTGCCTATTCCCTCTCTGGTATCCTGGCGACGTTGCTTGCGACACGGACACTGAACGCTCAACCTGGGTCGTACCTCTACACAGGTTCACAGGCACAGGTCGTTGCGGGACGAGTCATCAATGCGGCACCGGGTGTGTACGTTGTCACAGGTGTCAACGCAGGAGTGCTTGCTGCGAGAATTCTCGCTGCGAATCCAGGTGCCTACGTCCTCGTAGGCTTCGACGCGAATCTCCAGTCGAGTCAGATCATTGTCATTCCTGCAGGTGAGGTTGACCTCGAGGCTACACTTGTGAAGGTGACTCTGAACTCTGGGATCGCAGGAGATCTCGAAGCTGGTGTTGGCAAGGTCACCCTTGAAGGTGTCACAGGGGAAGACCTTGAGGCGACAATTAAGAAGGTGGTGCAGTAATGGCGACGATTGTTGCAGACAAGGGTGCAGACAACATCTTCGAGCTTGATGTGCCGATTGCACTCTCTCAGGCGAGTGACAAGATCTGGTTCACGGCGAAGAGGTCCCTTGATGATCTAGACGCGGATGCTGTGATCCGCAAGGGACTGAATGTTGCGGGAGGCCTGTCAGGTATCACGGTCACGGATGAACCGAACGGGAAGTTCCAGGTTGTCCTTTCTCCTGCAGACACAGCGTCGATCACAGATGAGGCACTCGCGTATGACGTGAAGGTGATGCCTGCGTCCTCCTCGAAAGGACAACAGGTGCAGCGTGGAACACTCCGCATCCGCAAGACAGTGACCAAGGCGACCTCTTAGTAGAGTTTCTACTACTGAGTTGAGGTTAGCGAGATCTTCGACTACTCTAGCGCGTAGAAAGGAGAGTGCAAATGCTCGATCCGTTTCACACAATCCATTTCCAGTCAGATCCTGGTGATCCTGGAGATGGTGGAGGAGACCCAGATCCCGGTGATCCCACTCCTCCCGCGCCCCAGGAGGGCGAACCTGACCAGCAGGACGATCCGAAGGAAAAGGAACTTCAGGCAACCCGAAAGGAAGCCGCGAAGTACCGCACTGAACTTCGGAAGGCTCAAGCCAAAGTCGAGGAACTTGAAGGGAAGGACAAGAGCGAGTTGGAGAAGGCCCAGACCAGAGCGGAGAAACTGCAGGAGCGTGCAGACGCCCTTGCTGAGAAGAACCGCATGTTCCAGGCTCGAATCATCGCCGGCGAACTCGGTGTTGACCCAGACGCCCGTGCAGACGCAGCGCGCCTGCTCGATTGGGACAAGATCGAAGACCCGGAGGATGAGGACCAAGTCGCAGAAGCACTTCAGGAACTCGTCAAGGCTCGTCCGTACCTTCTCGGCAGGACCGCAGGAGGCGCAGATCAGTCGGCAGGCCGCACTCGTCAAACTGGTGAGGAAACGGACATGAACGCGCTCATCCGAGCGGGTTCAGGAAGGGCGTAACCGACCAGGAGTAAGAGATGCCATACGCAAACGTCATCTCACGCTCCAACGTCTCTGCGCTGATCCCGGAAGAGGTTTCGTCCGAGATCATCCAGAACGTTGCAGATCAGTCTGCTGCCCTTCGCCTGTTCCGCCGAGTGACGATGGGAAGCAACCAGCAGCGGATGCCAGTACTCGCCGCTCTGCCCACTGCCTACTTCGTCAACGGTGACACCGGCCTGAAGCAGACGACTGAAATGGCGTGGGACAACAAGTTCCTGAACGCCGAAGAGATCGCAGCGATCGTCCCCATCCCGGAGGCGGTGCTCGATGATGCATCCTTCGACGTTTGGGCGGAGATTCGTCCGAGGCTGGAAGAGGCGATTGGGCGCACGCTCGATGCAGCCATCTTCTTCGGAACGAACAAGCCCTCCTCGTGGCCTTCGGATGTGGTCACGGCTGCAATCGCGGCGGGCAACTCGTACACCAGGGGCACAGCAACTGCAGCCCAGGGTGGAATCGCGGAAGACCTGAACCAGACGATGGCCCTTGTCGAGGCGGATGGTTTCGCCCCGTCTGGGTTC